ACGAATCCCAACGCGCTCAAGGGTCATCACGGCTGGCATGCGCCAGCAATGGCGATGAGCCACGAGCGATGGGGCGATCTTGCGCTGGGCTGGGTCAGAGCACAGGCAGCGATGCGGACCGGAGACATCGAGCCACTCAGGATCTTCGTCACGAAACGACTGGCCGAGTTCTGGAAAGAAGCCGACGACGCTCCTGACATCGTGCTCGGTGGGAGTGGCTACACCATCGGCGATTACATGGGTGGCGAACTGATCGATAACGAGGCGCACAGGTTCTGCGCGATCGATCGTCAGCGCGATCACTTCTGGGTCGCGGTCCGTGCGTACCGGCACGACGGTTCGTCTAAGCTCTTGTACTTCAACAAAAGCCTGACCATCGAGGCTGTGCGCGATGTGCAGACGCGCTACAAAGTCATCGACGATTACACCGTGGAGGATGCCGGTCACATGCCGACCGAGGTCTATGCGGACTGCGCTCGCTATGGCTGGATCGCGTTCTTCGGCGACTCGGTTGATGGTTACGAGCACCTAAGGCGAGGTGGTCAGCCTGTCAAAAAATTCTTCTCGCCGATCAAGAAAGCGATGTCGCCAAGTGGCAAGATCGTCCGGTATTTGCGATGGTCAAACGAGAAGGTTAAAGACATCCTGTTCAATCTCTTAGCCAGACGAGGAGCAGCCTTTGATGCGCCAGACGACATTGACGACCTCGCTCAGAAAGAGGCTGAGCGATACTCGCAGCAGATCCGCTCGGAGGTCAAAAGAGATGTCGTCAACGCGACGACCAAGGCCATCGCGCAAAGGTATGTCAAGACGCGCAGGCACAACCACGCCGTCGATTGCGAGGCGATGACGCTGGTGCTCGCGCTGATCAAGGGCTTGGTCGGCCAGTCGATCGAGACTGCCGAGTGATTCAAGTTGCAAAGCATTGCTTGACTACTCGATGCAGATCGGTATCGTTCTGGCATGGCCCCACTCACCTATCCTCCCACATTCGCGAAAACCATCTGGCTACCTTATCCAGAGTCCAGCTCCATCGGTGCACTGATCGCCGACGCTGCCAGCACGCTAGCTGAGTTCGTTGCCGATCGTCGCAACTGGGTCAGCGCATCAGGAGTCGTCTACACCGACGCAGACATGCAGTCGCTGTGGCAAATGATCGTGCTGCAGAAGCAACGAGTGCAGTCATTCTACCTAGTCAGTCTCGGCGCATTCCCTGCGCTGGATCCTGCGATGGCCTCGCTGCGCTAAGGTCAGCCAGCCTGTCAACCGCGTTGACAGCATGGCAAAGGCATGGCCGCAAATCTTGACGAACTCATTCCTAGCCTGGTGCGCTGGGGCTCCCACAACGGACTGGCTGCGCTCGAGCAACTAGCGATGGGCCAGTGGGATAAGCTGATCACAGCCAATGGTCGGCAAATGATTTCGTCCAGCGTCAACGGTCAATCATTCACCTACAGCTTCGCGCCTGGGCTCGATGTCAGCACCATCATCGCGGCGGCTGACCAAGCCTATCGGCTGACCTACGCGCTCAACGAGACAGGTCAACTGTCAGCTTACCTGACCACTCCTCGCATGCGTCGCACCTACGCAATTTTCAACACCGGCGTCTCTGCTCTCTAATCATGGCCACACCAATTATCGACATCTACGGCAACCCGATCACGACTCGGCTGATCAACGGCGCAGAGCAAAATTCGTCAGCTCGACCAGCGATGCGGACTCGCGTCGAGTCCATCAAGGATGCCGTGCCGATGACCGACTGGCGCACCATCCTCAGCGTCAGTCGCAGGCTCTTCGCCAACAACGGCATCATCCAAGGTGCTCTATCGCAGAAGGCTATGCACGCCGTCGGGTGCGCTTGGAATCCTGTGTTTCTCGGTGCGGATCGTGCATGGGGTGTGGAGGCATCGCGCTGGCTGGAGGAGGAGTGGTTCCCAACCTGCAATGTGCGCGGCGAGGTCTACGACTTTCGGACCATGATTTATTTGAGCTCGATCAATATCGACCGAGACGGTGACGAGGCTGAGATCCTGACCGAGACCACAGACGGATTTCCGCAGATTCAGACCATCGCCGCCGACAGGATCGGCGACAGGGGCAACTACAACAACAAGGTCCAGAGTGGTGAGTATAAAGGCATGAGCATCAGCATGGGATGCATCACCAACTCGGTCGGCAGGACGGTCGCATATCGTGTGCTCGGCGAGACTGAGCTTGACGATCGCGATGTCTCTGCTCGTGACATCGTGTTCAACTTCGACCCGCTTTACGCTGACCAGTTGCGCGGATTCCCGATCTTTTCTCATGCGCTCAATGACTGGCGCGATGCTGACCAGAGTCAGTATTGGGAGCAACTTGCACAACTCATCGCGAGCTCGATCGGCATCATCGAGCAGAACGAGACTGGCAGTGCAGACACCAGCGATCCTGGCTTCACGCTCGGTGGGGTAAACAACGAGATTCGAGAGACTTCGACCGAGACGATGATGGGCGGCATGGTCCGATATTTCAAGGCTGGGACAGGCTCAAAGCTCGAGTCTTTCCAGAGCAATCGTCCCGGCGATGTCTGGGATTCCTTTCAGGATCGGATCGCCAGAAAAGCACTCGGTCCAGTCTGGCCGTACAGCCTGTGCTGGAAACCCGACGGCATGAACGGCACGCAGGAAAGATCGACCATCGAAAACGCCCGCAACCTGATCGAGGATCGGCAGGAGCTGCTTAAGCCGAGGGCCAAGCGCAAGGTCGGCTACGCGATCAGCAAAGCGATCAAGCTCGGTCTGATCCCGCCTTACACCGGACCGGACAAGGGTGGATTTTTAAAGTGGGGATTCACGATGCCAGCAAAATTCTCGATCGATCACGGTCGCGAAGATCAGCAGTGGCGCGAGAATTACAAGATCGGCGCAGAGAATTTGTCGTCGTATCTCGAGCGGTCTGGCGGCATGACATTTGAGCAACATCAGACGCAAAGGACTGACGAGCTGGCCGACATCATCGCTCGTGCTCAAGAGCTTAGCGATCGCACCGCTGTCCCATTCGATACCTGCTTGTCGCTGTTCACTCAACGCACCAGCGTCGGCAATGTCCCTGGTGGCCGATTCGGATCGGAGCTGCCGATGACCGATCAACCTGTCGAGTAATGGCGACACCACCTAAATACATCAGTGACGCAGCCACTCTTGGTCTCGAGTATTACCGCGCTGGAAAAGGTGGTGCCGGGCTCACCGATCAGACGCTGGCCGACGCTCGGCTGATGGCTAGAGGCACGATCACTGACGCTAAGATTCTCCGCGCAAACGCTTGGCAGGCAAGGCACGCGGTCGATCTTGAGCCAGAGCAAAACAGTAACGCCGACGATCCTGACTACCCGGGTGCCGGTGCTGTGGCGCACATGCTGTGGGGAATTAATCCACTCGATCCACAACCAGCGCGAGACTGGTTTCTGAGCCAAACAATCCGCATCAACAAAGAGAAAAAAATGAGCGCAAAACCATACAAACTATCCATTCAGCAATTCAACAAAGTCTATCCCGAGCAGGCTCTGATCATGGGCGTGTCAGTCATTACCGAGGGCGACGCGCTCGGTCATGACATGATGATTGACGCTGTCACTCTGGCTGGCGTGCGCGACCACGCACTGATGAAGCCGAACGGAGTCAAGGTCATGCTCGATCACGATGACGGCATCGAGAACACCATCGGTCGCATGATCAATTTCGCCATCGACGGCATCCAGCTGCGCGCTGATCTCCAGCTACTTAAAGCGCACACGGAGACTCCGCTAATCATCGAGATGGCACAGACCATGCCAGAGCTCTTCGGCATGAGCATCAGTTTCTCGGGCACGACCGAGGAGATCGACGGCATGCAATATGTGCGATGCCAAGAGCTTTACTCCATCGACATCGTGGCGATGCCAGCGGCCAACCCGAGCGGATTATTTTCAGCCAAAGTTGACACCATGCAAAATGCAATGGACCTACAAGCAATCACCATCGAGCTCTCCGCTGAAAAAGAATTACGCGCCGCCGCTGCGGATCAAGCGAAGAAAAACTACAGCGATTTCCAAAACCAGATCAGCATCTCGACTCAGCTATCCGCTGATGTCCAGACGATCACCGCGCAATTGTCTGCGCTCAGCGAGACCAACGCCAAGCTGACCACCGAACTCGCTGCAGCGCAGGCCAATATCTCTGAGAAAATTAACGCTGAAGCAGTCCGTGTGCTGGCCTCCAGCGGTCATGCGCCTATCGCTCTCGGAGCCACGCCAGTGGCCGCCGCGATGATGTCTCGCACTGAGTTTGCTGCAATGCCAGCTCATCGCCGATCTGAGTTCGTCAAATCTGGCGGACGCTTAAGCGACTAAGAACCAACAACAAAATCAATCTCCTCAACTAAAAAAACAACATGGCTGGAT